TGCCGCCGTTCAGCGAAATGGTGGCGGCGTCGTCCGCATCCAGCCACAGGACAAGATCACTGCCGAGTTGTGCCGGAGTCCACGCCATCAGATGCCGTCCTCCTTGAAATCACCGGGGGCAGAGGGCCACTCGGGATCTTCGATCACGGTCCCGCCGACGCCCTCCAAGGCGACCTCGATCGGCATGGGCGCGGTGTCATTGGCGGTCGGGACCGGGAACACCCACGTCCCGGCTGCCGTCATGAGGGGCACGGCCCACCGGGTCGTCTGCCCGCCATCGGTCACGATCTCGCCGTTTGATGCCCGCACGCCACGCAGGGCTGGCCCGCTGGGGTCGTAGCGGTCGGGAACGTTGACCGCGACCCACGCCGCGACGTTGGCGACGATCCGGCCCTCGGCGGCGACGGCGTTCGCCTTCGGTGACGAACTCGTACCAGGTCATGGCAGCCTCTCCAATAGCTGTTCGAGAATCGCCGTCTGCCGGGCCATCTGCTGCTCCAGCGATGAGAGCCTTGGCCCGACCTGTTTCCACTGCTCAGATCGGTCCTCGACCACCGTAAGCCTGCGTTCGTGGTCCGATGTCATCTGGATGATCGGTTGTACGGCTGTGCTAATCTGCTGCACCTGACTGGCGATCGACTGGAGCCACGCCACGCCTCCGATCACGATTGCGGCAATTGAGGCCGTCGCCGCGTATTCCTTTGGACCCCAAAACTGGATCTTCTGATTTGCCTGGCTCATTGTACCAACTATTCCCAAAGCGACACCCAAGAAAGTTACAGGGATTCGGGGCTACGGCAACGGCCAGATTGATCACGATCGACTGATTGGTAGCCAGTTCGATGATTCCGCCCAGGTGGTTCGTACAGGTACGTCTCGCCGACATTCAAATTGTATTCCCTGATCAAGTAGGTGTCGGCGACAACCTGCCCTCTGGTTCTGATGAAAATCGAGAACTTCTTCTTGTCAATGCCGTTGCCTAGAAATCGTCACGCCAAGGAATGATCCCGCTTCGTACGGGACCATCTCGACGATAGTCGTGCCGTTCGACGTTCCGCTGCTGGTAGGCATCTCATCGTCTCTGGAGAGGATAGTAGAAAACCTGGGCAGCCGCGTCCGCCGTGCCGTCAGGGCAGCATACGGCAATCCTCAGAGCCTTTGCGCCAACAATGTCAATGTTTCTCCTCCCGCGAATGGAGTCGCCAAACGTCATGGGTGGAGAAAATGATATCCATTCCTGCTCGCTGATGTCGTTCGGGTCGTATGACTGAGAACTCCATCGAAGCTCGGCCACAGCCGCTCCGAACGATTTTGCCGACACGACGACCGAGACCGATTCGTAGTCGGCTTCACGAAGCGAGAGATTCGCGTAGTCGCCGGAATACGTCAGGTTGATCGTCTCGCTCATCGCTTCGGGATCCTCAGTGGGACGTACTTGTTGAGGAGATTCTGCCGCCTTGAACAGCCGCACCCCGGACTTCTTCTTGAACTTCGGAACAGAAGACAGTGCAAGCCGAACCAGATCACCGAGTCCGAGAATGCAATTGTAGCTCTTAGACTCGCAGTAATTGCACACTCCAGGGCTTGGCCGACGACCGTATCTTTGCAGGCGGCACTCGGAGTTGCGGAACCATCGGCAGCCGTTCATGTTCATGCTCACAAAATTGTGATCGGGTCGCAGGAAAAGTTTGTAGGAGCAAATTGGTAAAACCCCGCGGTTGGTCCATCTGGCGAGACACTGAGCCCCGGACCTTGCGTGGTGGCAATAGAAATTCCAGTCACTCCAGCAGGAACGCCGAATCCATTTTGGCCTTGACCGTATCTTCCTGGTGCTGGGTAGCAGATTCCGGCAGAATTGGAAAAACAATATACAGGCCGCGTGTTTTCAAAACGCAACCTTGTTGTGCCGGTAAGACACCCCCGCAACAAGATCGTCCGGGTTTCCAGTGTAGCCAAGCATTTTTGCCGCGAGCCCAGAACCACACAAACGCCTTGACGGTCTGAAGTATGTAGTAACATCCGTTCAAATTCCGTATACTGAAATAAAGCTTCGACGCGATCAATTTCACGAAACATCTGATCGCTGTACCAGCCTTCGATGTACGGGTTTGGGTATCCCGAATTCTCGGCCTCATAGCCTGCGTTGGTAAACCTGCCTCGATATTGAGAACCTTCGGTTGCCGGGAAATCTGGAGTTGGCATAGAGTCCGGATCTCTATGCCAACTTGCTGTCCAATTGTCAGCAAGAATTCCGCAAACCGGATAATATTCAGGTTGATCGAATGAAAGAGGCCACGGATTCTGCATATTCTGGTTGACATATTCGTATCTGGCGATGTTCATTACAGGGTGCTACAACGAGGTCATTGAATTGACCAACCCATTGAAAATCGTTTTTGGATGCGACCAGCCCACCGACGCTGAATTCGATCGTGTTGTTCCCCTGCGTGTGTTGCATTGTCCAGTATGAGTCAAAATCGCAAACTATTTGAGAAAGATCGACGAGCAGCGAAGAAGGGCAGCCAGCGTCGAGGCAATTAAAGAAGCCGCATGGCGGCTGAGGGCACGGCTCGGGATCCGTTGGATCTCCTGGGCCAGGGCCGCCACCACCACCGTCATCGTCGCAACAGCACTTCTTCGCTGCCAGAAGCTCGACCGTCACGGTTCACATCCAATCTCGATCGGGTTCGGGGCCATGAAGAACGGTCGTGGAGCAGGCGTGTCACTTTCAACACCCTGAATTTGGTTGCTGCCAGGTTCGGGCGGGGTGAACGGGATCGACGTGAAGTGAATCGCCACCGGGTAGCCGTTCGGGATCCTCTGAAAATCCAGCGTCGTCCCATCAGGCTTCAGCCAGCCGTAGCCGAACGGGCCGTTCGGAGACTGGTTCAATGCCTCGTACATGTTCAAGGCTGTGCCGTACTCGTCGGACACAATGCCGTCACGCTTGGGCGTGAAGACGTTCGAGTCCCCGACAAGCTCGGCCTCGATCCAGCCATACAGCCACCTGGTCGGCTCAATCTCCTCAGCCGAGATGATCAACGCCGCAATCGTTGCTCCGGCCCCTGTGCCGCCTCCGCCGCCGCCAGGACGCCTCCCGGACCAGCCGACGCTCGATGGCGTCCTGGCGGCGAATCAGGTCCGCCACGCGGGACGTGAGCGAGGCGTACGACGCCTTGAACGCCTGACGAAAAGACGTTGACCTTCTGTGGGCTCGCTGCCAGGCTTGGAAAGTCCCTCATATCTGGTTGAACCAGGGCAGGGCGTTGAAATTGATCACCGGGGCAGCGGCCTCGGTCTTGATCTCCCAGCGGGGATCCGGCGGATCGCTCCCGGCATCAGTGAACCACCTGGGGACCTGCTGGACATGGCCGCCGTTGCGGAGCGTCCAGGCGTACTGAAGCTGGTAGGTGACCTCGCCAATGTCCCCGCCAAGCGTGTACGTCACGACGGTATCCATCTCGAACCCGTCAAAATCGCACCACGCCTGGAGCCCACGTTTCGCCCGCGATCGTCACAACCGTTTGGTTCAGCCGCCCGAAGGCATTCGCAATCCCGACAGGCAGGAAATTGATCTGGGAGGCCACGAACAGGTTGACCACGGGGACCCGACGCTCGACGCTCACTGGCCGCAAAGTGGCGATCCGAAGCTGCTCCGGACCACTGAGAATGTCGCCAGCAGGGAGCCCATACTCGTCGAAGACGGGCGTTTCGCTGGTCCCCACGAACTGGCTCTTGAAGATCTCGATCGCCTCGTAGCCAGACCTGTAGGTCGCCTCGACGCCGCTTGGTGGCGGCGGGAAACTGAAGCGGTTCCGCTGATACTGGGCGATCAGCAGGCCCTTGTCGCAGGAAACGCGGGTGAAGCGGACCCGGCGAAGAGGCAGGCTCGGAATGTCCGGGTGGTATCGCCCCTGCTCAGCCTCGAAGGCAGCGATGACATCGGTCGCCGTCGTGGTCTCGTCAAGACCCCTGCACCAGACCCTGCGAATGGCCGACGTGCCGTAGGCGGACTGGTAGTCCGCCGTCAGTTCGGTCCCCTCGTACAGGTCCTTCTTGAGGCTGATGTTCGCCATCAGTCAACCCCAAAACGGTTGGCGAGCGTGTCCGGAAGGTCCTCGATCAGTGCGATCAGGCGTTCCATGGACTCCGCGATCGCGTTCATACCCTGCCCTTGCATTTCGCCAGAGCCATCGGAAACACCCTGCTCGACCTTGCGGGCGTCCACCAGCTTCATCTGGTCCTCGAAGCTGATCTTGCTCTTTGGCTTCTGGTCATTGTCCTCGGTCGGAAGAGGCTTCTGGTCGGTCGAAGACGCGACGTGCTTTTCAAGAAGCCTCTTTCTGCTCGTCCGGGGTCATCTTGCTCACGGCTGTCTGACCTCGATCCCGCCGTTGGCAACGTCATCGTTGGACACCTTGCCGACGATCATGACCCGGGACGACCGGGGCGTTGGCGGTCCACTGAACGTCAATCGCCTCGATCATCACCGGGACCTGGGCGTTGCTGCTGTTGCCGGTGATGGCGTGCTGCCCGTCCAGGTTGAACGTCATGCGGAACTGCGCCTCGTTGCCCGAGACGTTGTCCTTGAGGACTTGAAGCCGCATGGCCTGCAAGCCCATGGCGGAAGACGCGACCATGAAGCCGGAGATCGAGAAATCGCAGTAGAGAAGCTGCGCGATCTCAAAGACGGGCGACTTGTCGCCGTCTCCAGTCGTCTCGACGCTCCGAACGGCGAACCGGAAGCGAGCCTGCTGGGCCTTGATGACAAGATCATCCGTGCCACCGATTCGCCCGATGGTGGCCCAGCCGGACGCGGACGTGGACTCGATGACCTCGTCCGGGAGAGTCCCAGGACGAACCAGGTCAATAGCCATGCCGTCGCTCCAATGTCAGAGATCAGACGCCGCCCAGAACCGGGTTCCAGTCGTTGGCCGCCGGGTCACCGCGAAGGTAGAGCCGGGTGTCCTCGTTGGTCCCCATCCGTGCGGATGTAGACCAGGCCTTCGGTAGACGCACCTGGCGCACCGCTGCCGATCGTGACAACCGCCGACACGGCATCGAGAGGGTTCACGATGTTGACGAGCTTGTTGCCGTCAGCCTCGTAGTTGTGGGGAGACTGGGCCAGCCTCAGGATCGCATCGACGTTCATTTTCCAACACTCCTACTGGAGAGACCTTGGATCAAGCGTGCCCGTCGCCGGGCTCCTGTCAATACTGGACGCCGTTGTAGAGAATACGGGTCTTGTCGTGCCGAGAAAGCTCGACTTGACCGTACTTCATGTCACTGGCGTCCCCGACATACCCCAGATTGTCAGCAGTCGAGCCCCGCCTGTCAATGGCGATGCTCGCAGACAGCCTGGTGAGAAATTCGTTCTGCTGCATCCCGGACCCACGGCTTTTGGCGTCCATAGCCATCATCTCGGCCACGGCCAGGCACGATGCGAGGATCGTCTCGCCGTGCTGCATCCCGCCGTACGGGTACAGGTTGTTGGTCCCGTCGAGATCGTCCGGAAGGACGTTGTACCGATACCGGAGCGTGTAGACCTGGTCCGGTATCGGGAAGACCATCAACTCGTACCGCTGGCCTTCAGTTGCCGGGCTGGTCGGCGTCTCGTACTTGATGGACCGCACGGCGGCGTACTTCGGCCAGTCACTATCGTCAATGTTGTTCTGCTGGAGAGAGCGGATGATGCTCTCCCGCGTGAATGTCAGATCGTCAACCTGGTGGTTGGACAGATCGTCCGGGTCGAATGTCAGCTTCCCGGCCATGCCGCCAAAGTCGTCCGGAAGGCCACGGAACACGCCGTTGTGGGTGACCGTCACGTCAACCCCGCCAGACTCCGACACGCTGGTCGCCGTCGTGCAGAAAGTCGGACTGGTGACCGAGGCGATCGTGGTCGTCGTGCTGCCGATGGTGATCTCGTTGCCGACAATGCCGTTGAAGAACTTGGCCTCGCTGATCGTGATCGCCGTTCCGACAGCCGTCGCCAGAGTCGTCTCGATGTTGTCGCCAACGTCGATCGTCGTGACCGGCTTCAGGAAGGTCCACTCATGCGGCGGAATGCCCTCGCCGACCTGCTGCGGGTAGTAGAATCGACGCAAACCGCGAGACACGATCGAGTCGATGTCCCCCTTGAGAGTTGACGACAGCGAGGCATAGGACCTCCCAAGCTGGAGATACCTCGCCACCTCGCTGCGAAGGTCGTCGATCGTGATGGAAAGCGATGATTCAGCCATCAGGGCACGATGTAGAGGACGACGGTGAAGTCCTCGTCCGGGGTTCCGCTGAGCGTGATCGTCAAATCGCCGTACGCGATCGTGCCGCCGATCTCGCTGGCCGACAGCAGATTGCTGGCAGAGGCCGCGATTCCGGTCCCGGCTTCGTTGAGCAAGTCAGCACCATGCTCGTCGATAAGGGTCACGGAGAGCGTGCCCGTGCCGCCAGCAGCGTACTTGTAGAAGCACGAATGGATCTGGCCGTAGACGCCCTTGGCGGTCGCCGTGGCGGATCCGTTCAAGACCTTGATTCGCTGTTCGACGCTTGAACTCATGACATCTCACCGTTGTTCTTGGAGGGCACGGCCTCCATCTTCTTGTCGCCGATCCGCACCCTGGCCTGGGTCACGCGGTTCTTCAGGCCGGGGACGGCGGCCATCGCCGCCCTTGCAGCCTCACTGTTCTTCGGCCCGCCGCCAGCGGCGACCGCAGCGACGACGCCCTCGAAATTCCGGCGTCCTGCACGGATGATCGGGGTCGCCACGGCCAAGGGCGGGAACAGGCCCGCCCCAAAGGCCACCAGGGCCTCCGCAACGTCCCACTCGTTCTGGGCCGAGGCAAGGTCATCGCGGGCCTTCAGGGCCGCCGCATTGGCCTCATTGAGACGCTGGAGCCACTTGGCCGATTCCTCGGTCTTCTCGGCGATGAACGCAGCCAGACGCTCGGCACTCCGGTCGGCGTCCGGGTCGTTCGTGTCGAGGTTCTCCAGTTCCTCCCGGAGAATCCGAAGTTCCTCGGAAATTCGATCGCCGATCAGGCGGGTTTCCTGGACTTCCTGCTCGGTCTCGTTGACCCGGCCAGCAATATCGCCCGGCTTCTGAAACATCGCGCAGCCAGCGACAAGGCACGACAGGGCAAGGCAGGCAAGGAGGGCGGTGATCGTCTTCATGCCACGATTATACCATTGAAAACCCCCCTGCCCTCTGGAAAATCCAAAGGGCAGGGGGGGGAGCATGAACCCCCTCGGCGGGACGACCGAGGCGGACAGAAGGATCAGATGAACCGGACAATCGCCTGGTTCGTGCCCACGACATCGTGGACCGTCAGGGCGACCGCCAGGGTCTTGAGGTCGGCTTCCTCGATGTTCGCTGCCGACGTGCCAGCGGGGGTGAACCCGACGAACTTGTTCGCGGTGGATTCGTTCACCGTGATGGCGTCCCCGATCGTGATCGTGGTCGCCGCAGCCAGGTTGACGATCAGGCTGTCCCCGTGAACCGGGACCATGACCTCGATCCACCCGGCGTTTGCCGGATGGTTTTGGGTCGCCACGCCGACGAAGTATTCAGCACCGGAACCAGCGGTGTCAGAATTGACACAATAGGTCCCGACCGAAGGTCGGCTTGTTGAGGTCGTCGGTCGCCGCAGCGACCGTGCTGCTCGTCAACAGCAGACGGCATCGCCCGCCGTCAGAGCAGAACCGGCCCAGTAGACGCGACGAAGAATGCCGCCTTCAGGACCGCCGTTGTATTGAATTCGAGCCATTTCAGTTCTCCGGGGTCAGGATCAGGCGGAAACCTTGTCGAGGCGGAACAGCTTCCGGCGGTTGTAGCACAGGAAGTTGTAGGTCATGTCCACCTGGACATGGTAGGTCGTATGCTGGTTGGCCGCCTTCTCGGGGGCCTTCCTCGGACCATGTATTCACCTTCGAGGAAACAGGGCTTGAAGACGCCCCAGTTGATCCCGTAGATGGGATCGGCGGTCGTCGGGGGCACTGGTTCCCGCCGGGCCGGTGTACGAGTCCAGGTACGGGACCCACATGACCGGCACACGCCGGAACAGCAGGCGACCGTCCTGGGACGCGATGTCGCTGCCCAGATTGTCGTTCTGGGCTTCCAGGACCTCTTCCAGCCGACCGATGACGTTGTAGTTCGTGTAGTACCCGAAGTCGGTCGCCGTGCCCAGGGCCGGGATCTCGGTCGGGGACATGAACCGGGTCTTCGTGGCGGCCTCACGCCACTTCCGAATCAGGTCGGTCTTGTCGATCGTGGTGTAGTCGGCACACCAGTTCGACCAGCGGTTGTAGGTGGCCGAGGACAGGCCGCCAGCACCAGCCGAGAAGCCGTACGGGTTGCCGCCGCCGGTCACGCTGGAACCGTCGTAGAAGCCCGGATCCTCGCCGTTGACCGCCGGGACGATCCAGTAGTCAACGCCGAAGGGGTCGAGCTTGTCCGACGAACTGGTCGGCTGGGACCAGAAGTTGGCCTCCAGCTTCTCAGCCATGCTGATCATGGCGTCGGCACGACGAATCTTGAGCAGCTCGACGATTCGAGCGGGCTCGCGGTTCATCTTGATCTCACGACGCTCGAAGGCGTAGTGGGAGTTGGTGTGACGCCACGGAATTTCAGCCGTGGTCATCACGTCACCGACGTTCACGTTGTCGGTCGAGAAGAGACCGACGTTGCGGGCGGCGTTGGAATGATCGGTCATCACCGACCACTTGATGCCGTAGCCGGACTGGAACGTCACGCGGCTCTTGCGAAGCAGTTCGCGGGCAGCGACATGCTCCTGAAGGTCGGTGGCGATCTCAGTCCAGCGAAGCGGGTTGAGTTCCTGAAGAGTTTGGGAGACAAGATCCGCGATGTCTCCGCCTTGCAAAACGGACATTGGAGTATCCTTGTATCAATACAGACCGCGTTCGCGCATCCTGGCTCCGAGATTGGCGATGGCTCTCGCTTCGCGGTCGCCGTCGTCGCCCTCGGACAAAGCCGGGCGGGAGATGAATCTGCCCCTCCGGTCCTTGATCGCGGTGCTGATCTGCTTTTTCGTGATTACTTCGTACTGATCGCCGAAAGCGGACCTCAGTGCCTTCTTGAAGATCTCAGGTCGAGACGGAGGCTTCTCATTCATGGCCTGATAGCCAAGAGTGATCCGGTCCATTTCTTCCCTGAGGGCCTCTCGATTCTTCGCGTAGTCCGACATCGGGTCGAGCGTGATGCTCGTCCCTTCGCCGAAGAGATCGTGATATTCCGGCCCCAGTTTCGACATTTACAATTGTCAAAGCTGGACACCGCATTCGTCGTCTCGACCTCGCTGAGCTTGGACTGAAGCCGCTTGATCTCGGCGTTGAACTTCTCCGTGAGCTTTTCCATTCGCCCGAGCAGTGTCCGGGTCGATGTAGCCCATGTCGAAGTCATCGGACTCAAGAATCATCCGGATCCTGGTCCTTCTTCGAGCGAGTCGTACGTTTCCTCGAATTCATCCTCGTCCTCATCTTCCTTGCCGGACTTCTTGTCGGGCTTTTCAGACTTGGCCTTGGACTCGGCTTCGGCCTTCTCGATGAATCGCTTGAGAACGCTCTCGGGCGTCTGCTGAATCTGCTCGACGGTCATGTCCAGCAGGCTTGCAGCCTTCGCCATCAGTTCATCCGTGGCATTGTCTTCCCGAGCATCGCCATCGTCCTGGGAATTCGCGGCATCTTCCAGGGCGGCAGCGTCGTCCTCGTTCGGCTCGGCGTCGGCATCTTCCTCGGCTCGCGGGAATTCCGGCGAGCCATGGTCGTAGCCTGCCCGAGTGTCGCTGAAACGACTGAGGACAGCATCATCAGGAATCACGTTCTGGGCTTCCTCGTCTCTTGCGAAGCTCAGCCCAACTGTGCCACTCATCACGGATCTCCGTATCCACCATTGTTATCCCGAATGCCGACCGAACGCAAATTACTTTTTGCGTTGTCCCGGCGATTCAAAGATCGCCCGGCCATCCGGGGTGAAATTCAAGGCCACCCCAGCCTTCTTCCTCGCGTGTTCCTGCATCTCCTTGATCTGGCTCGGGTGACACCCGGCAGACTCACTGACCACAGGCCAAGTAGAACAAGAACCACCAAATCCACCGAGTTCGGTCTGGTAGTCCCTCTTGAGCCACTGTCCTTCGTGCAGGATCATCCCTGATGGAGATTCCCGACGCTCCATCTCGGACACGGACATCTGGATCTCGAAGGTGTCGCCAGAATCACTCTTGTAGCAGTATACAGGCATCCAGCTATTTGGTCTCCCGATGGCGGACGGCCTCGGAGTCCTTGGACGTTGGATCCGAGCAGCAGCCGCTTCATCACGTCGTCCTTTCCGCTCTGGGTCGCACCAGGCCGGTTGACCCCTGGTCACTGTCCGGTCTCCAGCCGGGACCCCGCCACCGCCGCCGCGACCGGACATCTGATCGACGAACGTGTCCTGCCCGACGAACTCGATGAACTCGTTCAGTTCAGGCAGGTTCGCGTACTTGGAAACGTAGCCCAGGATCCGCTTCATGTTCGGAGCCTCGCCCTTCGCCATCATCACCGGGATCATCGGCATGATGTATTGCTGCATCACCTGCCCCATCGCCTTCAGACGCCGGGCGGGAGTGTTGTGCTGCATCGAGAAGGGCTCGATGTCGATCTCGTAGTCGCTGACCTTGCCCTTTCGGATGTCGGGCGAGAACTTCACCGGAATGCTGTAGTTCTCAGTGACCTTGTGCTGGACCTCAAGATCGTACACCGGGTCCTCCCAGACCAGCGAACCAATGTGGCAAACCACGTCTCGCGTGAACGACACCGTCTGGTCCTGCATGTCGCTGACACGCTGACTCGCGTTTGCCGCCAGCATCTCGTCCTGGCCGAGCGTTTCAGCCTGCGGGCTCAGGCCGCCCAGCGTGTCCAGGTTGCCGCCCAGGTAGCTGAACAATTCCCGAATCTGGATGAAGAACGCCAGGTTCGTCGGGTTCGGCCCGCCCCAGTCCACCGGCTGCACGCTCGACGGATCGTCCATTCCGTAAGCCTCGCCGTCGCTGGCGTCCTTGAACGTCTCGGCATCCTCCTCCGAACCCTTGCGGTAGACCGCCATCGACTTCTGCCGCTCGGCCTGACGACCGAGCTTCCGGAAGACGTGGTTCGCCAGGTCGTGCAAATCCATCATCAAGCTTGCCGGTGGAACCGGCATCGTGTTCGACGGGACCTCGTTCAAATTCAGGATGTGGTACGGCCCGGCCTCACGACCGTCCCACTCCACCACCTTCAGCACCTTCGCCGAACCGGCGTACCCGGCCTGGGAGATGCTCGACGCCGGGATCGTCACCACCAGCTTCTCTCGCGGAAGCCAGATGTCCCAGACCTCCGTCATCGGAACGACCGTGTCCTTCTCGGCGTCGAGACCCTGGCTCATCGCCTCGGCACGGATGTCGCCATGCTCGTTGTAGGTCCGGTTGGTGACCTCCTCGATCGAATCCTTGTTCTTGTCGGCCCAATCCTTCGCCTGATCCAACGGAATCCGATACCTGTCCCCCATGAACCCGCACAACTCGAACCGGGGAACGGTCATGTCATGCACCCAGTCATCAAGCGACACCGGGTCCGCAAACGGCATCCCAGAATCGTGCATGTACCCGTACGCCTCGTGCAGGCCCAGGCTCGTCACGCCGACCTTCATCAGGCCAAGCCCGAACATCGCGTCCTTCGTCACGATGCGAAGGTTCCGCTCGAACGGCATCTCATGCTTCAAGATGTGGTTCATCGCCAGTTCGAGCCGGAAGGCCGGGGCCTTGTTCTGCTCGTTCCTGGCGAACACGTTCACTTGCGGGCACGTCGCGGCAAGCTGCCTGGTGTAGATGCTCACCAGCATCTCGATCAGATTGATCGGGACCTTGTCTCCAGCCTTCGACTGCGAGTGGTAGTGCGACCCGACGAACTGCCTCAATGCCATCAGCCTCGCAGACCGGAAGTCCTGAAGCTCGCGCCGGGAATGCAGAATCGCCTTTCCGAGGGCGTCCATCGACCGCTGATCGTTCGGGTTCACCATCGCTGGGCACTCCGCTTCCTGTTTCGACGCATGGTCATCCTCGCGGCCATCGAGCCGTCCGGTTCACGTCTTGAATTCGCCGCACCGCCAAGAGACGACACCCGCCTCCGACCGATCCCCTTCCACAGCAAGGCGTCCGCGATCACCCTGTCACCGTGGTTCTGGTCCGCTCCCGAAGGGTCGATCTTGTTCGAGCTTCTGGAGTGAGCGACCTTGTCGCCCTTCATGAAGACGTACTGACGCATCTCATCATACGTCCCCTTGCTCGGAATGATGATCTCGCCGGATTTCACCGCACGCCTGAAATCACCGAGCAGGCTCAGCTTCGATTCCTTCGTGCTGAAAAATCCAGGGATGTCCGTGATGCTCCGCTTCAGCCGGTACTCGTCCTGCTTCCACCAGATCGAACGATATCCGCTCTCAAGGATCACGTCGCCGAAATTCCGGCCAGGCCCGTTCGCCTCCCAGATCAGCAGCGGGTTTCTGCCGCTGGACTTCTCGAACGCCTTGCACAGGGCAAGGGCGATCTTCGCCAACGCCTCCGGCCTGGTGTTGTTGCAGACGAACTCGCCCACCTTTTCTCCGGTCGTCCTTCTCCCGATCGACAGCACCGAATTGCTCGACCCCGTGCCCGTTGCAATGTCGCCCGCGATCACGAAATCGTCGTCGATCATGACCGGCTGCCCGTCACGAAGCGGGAACCCCACAGGGTGAAACCGCCCGTCAGTGACCTCGTCGAAAGAAACCTGAAAATCGCCAGTCTCCTCGTCGTACCTGATCTCGCATCGGTGCATCGGGTGCCGCATTTGGAAGACGCTGCACTTCCGAAACCATGATCGGATCAAAGAACTGGTAGTCCGAGCCCAGGTAGTCAATGTCGAGTTCCTGGGCGATCTCCATCGGGTGGCTTCGACGCTCGCATTCACGGTCGTACCAGGGGCTCCGCCACTTGCCGTTGTCGTCGAGGTACTTGCCCTCGGCCTTCCGCGGGTGCAACGTCCAGTGAAACACCAGCTTCTTGATCTTCGAGTGGGCCAGGTCCGCAAATGCGTTGCCCATGTCCCTTCGGCGTCGAATTGAACAGGCGGCAATTCGTCGCATCGCCCGTCGCCGCCAACGCCTCGTATCCGTTCTCGACCGACGCGAACTCGTCCAGACCGATCGCCGTGCGACGACCGCCGCGAAGCGTATGTCGCCAGTCGTCGAATCACCGTCGATGGTCGATCCGTTCGAGTCGTTCACGATTGACAGCAGCTTTCGGCTGGTCGGCGGCAGCAACCACGTCGGCAGATGGTTGTGGATGAAGTCGATTTTCCAGAACAACGAGTCCGGGTCGCCCTTCTCGTCAACCAAGGATTCCTTTCTCGACACCATCAGGAAGCTCTGATCCGGCCAGAAATGCCACAGGTACTCGAACGCGATCAGGATCATCCATGATGCGCCCATGTCGCGGCTTTTCTCGATCAGGGCGTCCTGGCCTACCTTGATCGACTCCAGCAACGCCATGATCCCCTCGTCCTGGTACTCGTACGTCACCATCGGGAGCTTGGACGGCGTCCTTCTCGGGTCGTAGGTCCACACAAAGGCATTGATGTAGAACAGCGGGTCCGCCGCGCACATGTTCCGAATGCTCTCGGCGTGTTCCGCAGACGAATTTCCCAAGTCCACGATGGCTTTGCGAAACAGCAGGTTGGCAGTCACGTCCTTCGGGATTGCCTTGTAGTACGGCTGGGCCGACGCCTTCCAGCGTTCTGGACCGGCAAGGACCGGATTTTCGCTCAACTCCAGGCTCAAATCGGATCCCCGACCTCTTGTGAATCCAGCTTTTCCTGGATCCGCTTTTCGATCATCTCCTGAACTCGCTCGGACATCATTTCACGCTTGATTTCCGCCTGCACAAGCGAATCTTCGTGCGCTTTGATGACTTCGGCCAGCGTTCCTGCAAGACACGGCCACTTTGCCTGAATCTGGCGTCCTGCTCAAGTTCCGACTTGGACGGCATGAGCTTGGCATAGATCGTCTTCATGAAGTCGGTCAAGCCGACTTCCCTGGCCCATCTCAACATCGTGACCGAACCGCTGCTCGGGACCAGATCAGGGTCGATCCGCTCCAGCGGGACCGCGTGATGCTGGATCACCCATTTCGCCTCGTCCCTCGGGGCCGCACTCCGCTTCATCGCCGCCATCGAAAGAGCCGACCACAGCACATCTTCCGTGTCCGAGCCAAGCTCCGAGACCGCTGGCGGACCACCGTACTCGACTCCGACGATTTCCCATGCGGATTCCACGTCCATGTCCTCGTCGCCGTCGAGAAGATCACCGACACGCGACAAGAACTGGTCCATTCGACCATCACGACGCAGCTTCCAGACCAGCAGTTCTCTGTCGTACCCGTCCATTGTGTCCTTCGCTTCCCTCCGGCCAATGCGATTACTGTACCAGGCAAAGCAAAGACCAGCCTGTACGGGAAACGGCTGGAAATTGGCTGGCAGATGTTAGTACGGGTTTTGTTTAGATACGAAGCCCTGTAAAAATGATAGTGGTATCAGATTACAAACCAGGTTCCGGCCAATGCAAAAGTCGGGAAATTTGCACCATGTTTGTGACTGATACCAAAGTCAAAAAAATCACGCGAAGTGGGGGGCTGTATTGAATACTTCGCGGGGGCCGGGGGGCGTGGTTCGGGTTGCGTGCGGGTCGGCTCCAGGTTCGGGTCCTGTCCGGCACATGCGTCGCGTTCGGTGCTTGTCCGGCACGGGCTCGCGTTCGGTGCTTGTCCGGCCCGGGCTCCCGGCACATGCTCTCCGATTCACGCTCTCCGATTCATGCTCTCGATGTCATGCATTGGGTGTCGTCGGTATCACCGTAGTTGAGACTCATTCTCATTTAGATCCGACGCGATTCCTCCCTCATCTTTTCGCCACCGATCCGCCGATCCTTTGGTACACTGATGCCGGCGGGAACTCACCCGCCGCAAACGCAAGGAGCCATGAGCATGAATGTCCACACGATCACCACCACCATCAAGGGGATCTGCGCGGCTGATCCCGACGAGGCTGTCAAGGCCGCCCTCGAAGCGGCAGAAGAGGAAGATGACCGATGAATAACCGAATCGAGGAACTACGCAAGGCGTACGAAGCGGCAGCCGCCGCCTACGCCGCCGCCGACGCCGCCTACGCCGACGCCGCCGACGCCGCCTACGCCGCCG